CCGATATCGAAAGGTGAAACTTCCCTTGTACTTGCTTTTATATAAGTCATATTAAAATCTCCATATACAACATCTTGCTCTACCAGCGTAATTACCAGTATTAGACTCGTCAATGTTTGTGATACTTGCATGTGATATTATTCTTAACTCGTATGTGTTGTTTTGATTAGTTACAAACATTGCTGATTCATTTGCCACAACTGTGCCAGATCTTCCTTCATTCATATTGTAAGCACCTGATATTTTTCCTTTTGTTCCTACATATTGAGAATTTGTAACATCATACCACTGATATATTGCGTGAGAATTCGACGTGCCCGAATTAGAAGTTAAGCAAGCATTTAAAACATAAGTTTTTGAGTCATTAGGAATTGTAAATTGTGCGCCGCTTTTTGTTAGAGAAAAATTGTTACTAAAGCTAGAGTCTAAATTTGCCCATGTAACAGGCTCATCATTTCCCATTGTTGCTGTGGCATTATAATAAACATTTAAATTGGCTTGAGACTTTTTATATATTTTTTCTTTTATATACGTCATTAAATTTCTACTCTCATTATTTTCATATTGGCTCTTGAAACGTCTTGTGTAAGAGTTATAGCTAAAGAGTTTTGATATTTTGGATAATGAGAGTTTCCATTATGTATAGCAACGTCATCGTTCCTAACAAGAGATCCTGCTCCAGAGTTTGAACTTTCAGGCATATTACATCCCATTAAATGTAAATCACTATTATTGCCGTCATAATGAACTCTAGCTAATCCATAAACATTTGAATTAGGAGAAAATGCTGCTTCACTGTAGTATGAACTGCTGTCACTAGACAATATATTGTTACCACTCATACTTAACCAATCAACGTTAAATGTATTAAAAGTTGCATTGGTTGTACCAGTTATTTTCCCGATATCGAAAGGTGAAACTTCTCTAATACTTTTATTGGTATATGTCATATTATTTATCCTCAATTTTAGGCATCCACTCGTCAACTTCAGAATGAAGTATTACTTGATCTTGATTTTTTGTTTTAATTGGTTTTTCACCTCTAAATATCGACAATTTATCAATTACAGCAGTTTGAAGCTCAAATATTTGCTCTCTTAAAAGTTGCATTTGAATTTGAGAGTCTCTGAGTCTTCCTATTAAAGCAGCTCGATCTGCATTTGCTGAAGATAGTTTGTCTTTTAGTTCTTCAATTTCAGCAGGATCTTTGCCGGCGGCTATTGACAACATGCTTGAGATTGATCCTGTTAACATTCCTATTATTCCTATGAGTATATCACGGTTTTCTTCTTGTATTTTAACGTAAGTTAAAAATATGATCAACGCGACTATCAAAAGCATAAACACTACAGAAGCCCACCAGCCTCTTTTAGCTTTTTCAACTTGTGTAAATTGTCTGTTTGATTTTCTATCTTCTTTTGACATGATCACTACCTTTCTCATATATATATATATAAATATGAGGAGAATAAAAAATGACATATATTCAACAAAACAAGAAAAGTTTTGTTTATCTTAATAGTCCAGTTAGTATAAACTCGATGGATCAACATGGTAAAGTATTTGTAAATACAAATGCTGTTAAGATTGATTCACATAATATTATCAATAGTCATGTGACATCTGCATTTGATAGTATTACATTTAATCCAGGCGAGTATAAATTTGATGCAAGATTTAAATATACTGCTGAGTCAAATACAGAAGCTACAAATCTTGGATATGCTTTATCTTATAATAATATGGGACAAAATAAGTTAACAAGCACTAGTTATCGAGGACCAGGAAATGTTACTCTTATAACACCTACAATAACAACATTTACAGATAGATATGGAGCATCTGTAAATGCTTCTTTTTCTTTTCTTATTAAAATTGAAAATGATTATGTAGCATTAGGCTGGTTAAATTCTGTTTTTCCAGGTTCTCCTAATGAAACAATTGTTACTATAGACAAATATTCGTTAGAAATAGAAAGACTTCAAAATGGATCTTTATAAAATTTTTCCAAGAAAGTAGATTTAAAAAATGACATATATACTAAATGTATAGTCTTCTCCTGAAACGATATTATATTACACAAATTCACAAAACGCTTATCCTGCAGCTTGGTATTTTCAAGGTGGCGTTTTACATTTTGATTACAACAGCCCAAATACTACACTTAATGATCCAACAGGATTGTGTACATTTTCAACTGATGCGTGGACTTTACCAATTGGTGACTATGATATTAATTTAAAGTGGAAAGTTACATACAGTTCAGCACCAACTAGCCAGTCTAACGCTATTTCTGGTGCAGCTATATTGCCTGCTAAGTATGTTGGTACTGGGACAGTGACTAGTTTAAGCGCTGGAAATTTTAAATCTTTCAATACTGGAGAAAACACTAATTCTCTCATTATAGAAGGCAGTTTCCTATGTAGGATTACAAATTCAAATGCAGCAATAAAATTCAACAGCCACCCTTTTGCTTCTAACTCTGGTGGGAACAGTATTTCCTCTACTAATGAATATACAGTTGTTGCAAAAAGATATAATTTAAATACATTTTAATTAAGAAAGGAAAAGATTGATATGTCGTATATTGTAGTAAAAGTTTTAGAAACATCACATAAAGGTGATGTTTTAAGTTTTGATGATAATCTTTTAAAATGGACAAGTGCTCAAAATAATTCAAGAATGATTGGTATTTTATTAGAAGAACCGTTACAAGACGAAACAGACCTTGACACTTATTGGGGAAAGATAGTATTTAGTGGGATTACTTACGCTAAAGCTTCTAGACAAATACCTGATTGTGGTGGGTTTTTAGATATAGAGAATGGTAAAGTATTTACATCTGACACAAAGTCAAATAATTTAATTTTGCCTAACACTAAAGATCATCAATCAAGAGATATAGATGATATGGTAATGATATCATTAAGTTAAAAATATTTTCAAAATGTTTATTACATGTATGATTTGATATAATTAAAAATATCAATAAAAATTTGAACAATGTTACCAATAATATAGTTTAAGTTAATACCTAATATTTGATAGAATATATTATTTGCATGAAAATTAATTGATATATGACATAAACCGACAATAATATATATTAAAGAAATAATAAAGACTTTATGTATAAACCACATGATAATTTCTTTAAGTTTTTTGTTTCTTAACTTAACTTTTATTTTCTTTTTACCTCCAATTCTTTTAACTTTTTCTCCAGAAGGTGGTGGCTGAAGATGTTTTTCTTCAGTTCCTAAAGCATATATCTGCTCTGAATTTTTAACTCCTTTAAATTGATATAATCCAACAAGTGCTACTTTTGCATCTTTCGGAATATAGCGGTTACTTTTTGTTCTTTCTTTAAACTTCTTAAAAGCATTATAACTCAACAGTATTTGATCGGGCCCACAAATACTCATAGTTCTTGCAGCAATGTTTTTCCCAATACCTTCTAAATTGATTCTTTTCCCGCCTGCACGAACTAAATGCTCTTCGGACTTAACAAGTAGCATTTTATCCCAATGAATACCAACACGACTTTCAAACGGTATTTTTTTCTTTTTTAAAAATTTTTTGTATTCAAATGAAAATGCAATTGCGTCTTGAACTGTGTTAAAATACATTAAATGTCCGTCAGACGCATCAACCAATTGTCCATTATGTCTTGCAATATAATTCATGACAGCTCTATCATGAAGAGCAAACCACTGTGCTGCAATGTGGGAACCATTTCTTTGAACAAATTTAGTTGAGCCAATAATATCAGTTAATACGATTGCGATATATGATTCAACCATGTTACTTGGAAGTGTAATTTCATTGATCATTTTCTTCTCTACATTCACATAATGAATTTAATTCTAAACATTTTTTGCATATACAATTTGGCCAAAAACATTCTAAAGCTAAGATATCACATTTACAAAAATATTTAGTACATTTACAATCTTCCTCAATTAGATTACAAAGAGCACAAAATCCTCGATCAGGCATCTTTTTTGAAAAATCTCTAATATTACTTTTCATTTTTGATCCTTTTTCTAACTTCTTATATAATTATTAAATATAAAAGATTAATGTATAAGAAGGTATAAAATGTTTAGCAAGACACCACTTAAGAGTAAAAAATTTTTAGCTTATTTAATAGCTGATATTGGTTGGAAGGCAGTGATATTTTATATGTTAATGCATTTACAAAGTAAACTTGATCCTGAAGAATTGACTTTTTTACTTACTGTTATAATTACAAGTGGAATAATTCAAATAGGATATATTTTAGGACAAGTTGCACTAGACAAATATATTAATGCAGCTGTTAATATATTTGATAACGATGACAAAAAAGAAAAGTAATTATGTATTTAGAATATAACAAATGTAAAATTCTTCTTTCTAAATCTGAATCTATTTTTTTAAAAAATAGATTAAATGAAAATCTATCTCTTGAAAATGTAAAATTATCTTTGCTAGAACTATATTATAATAGTAACAAAAGATATTTTAAAATTAAACATATAAAAGAAATTTCTTCTAAATTATATAGTAAACTAATAAAAGAAGACGTAGGAAGAAATCTGTCTGACTATACAGGATTATCAGGAAACAATACACATAATAATACTGATAGTATGTTATTAAATTTTCATGATATCGTTAATTCTGAAGTTGGTGTTTGCACTAACAGTGGTAAAGATGTAGTAACTTTATATTTAAATAATGGAGACGTTAAAGTTATTTATTGCGATTCTCCTGACCATGCAAATTTAATTATAAAAAACATTAGAATTAAAAATGTGTAAATTTTTCTAATTATAGTTATTATTTAATTTTTAAAACCTTGGATAATTTAGGAATATAATTGAAAGAAAAAATCGATATTAATATAAATGATTGGAAGAAATATTTTCCTTATGATAAACCAAGAAAACAACAAATTAATGTTATTAATAAAGTATTAGAAGAATTTAAGAATGGAAAAAAATATGCAATAATTGATTGTGGAACGGGAGTAGGCAAATCAGCAATTGGATTAACTATTTCTCAATCAATAATAAATAATTCAGAATATGAAAAAGATTTTGAAAATGGAGCTTATTTTCTAACAACACAAAAAATATTGCAAAAACAATACGAAGATGATTTTTCAAAAAACACAGGTCTTGTTTCTTTATATTCATCAACAAACTATAAATGTTCTATAGATGGAAAGTCTTCTTGTAAAGAAATTCAGACAGGCCTGAGATCAAATAGTCTTCCAAAAAAATATAATAGTTGTAGTTATGATTGTTGTTATAAAAAAATTAAAAAAGACTTTATGGAAAAAAATCTAGGAATAACAAATTTTAGCTATTTCTTAACAGAAAAATCTTACAGTCAAAAAATACCTAATAAAAGAGTTTTAATTGTTGATGAGGCACATAACTTAGAAAATGAGCTTTCAAGATTTGTTGAAGTAAGTATTTCAACATACTTTGCAAAAAAAATATTAAAAATAAATATTGACAATGAATTAAAAACTCAATTTCAAACTTTTCTCTGGGTAAAAAACTTTTATTATCCTGCTATTGTTAAAAAAATAGATAATATATCTAAACAAATGGAAAGATTTGGATTAACAACATCTAAGTTAGAAGAATTTTCAAAAATAACAAAAAGATTTGATATGCTTGTTTCTCATGAGAAAAAAATATTAAACTTTATTAGTATTTATGATAAAGATAATTGGGTTTTTAATGTTGAAAAATCTAACGATAATTATAAAAAATTTGTATTTAAACCAATTGAAGTTCATGAATATGCAAGAGATTATTTATTGAAATACGCAGACTATGTCATATTCATGTCAGCAACAATTTTATCTCATGAAGGCTTTTCTTTGACATTAGGATTGCCGTCTGAAAAAACAGTATCTGTAAAAGAAGATTCTCCTTTTGATCCTAAAAAGAGTCCAATTATATATTCTCCTGCAGGTAGTATGTCTATGAAAAACATAAACAATACTTTACCTGTTATGGTTTCAATGATTAAAGAAATTATTAAAAATCACTCTAATGATAAAGGTATAATTCATACACATAATACAAAAATTGCTGAGTTTTTAAAAAACAGTTTAAGATCTAGAAGAGTATTAATAGCGTACGGAGAAAACAGAGATAAAGTGTTAGAAAAACATATAAACTCAAAAGATCCTACTATATTAATATCTCCATCAATGTCTGAAGGTGTTAATTTAAAAGGTGATTTATCAAAATTTCAAATACTATGTAAAGTGCCTTTTCCATACTTAGGTGATAAAGTTGTAGGTAAAAAAATAAAAAAGTGGAAATGGTGGTACGATCTACAAACAACAAGATCAGTTATACAAAGTGTAGGAAGAAGTATTAGATCTGAGAATGATGAAGCTATAACATATATACTTGATAGTGATTGGGAAAGAATTTATAATAAAAATAAATGCAATCTTCCTAAAAATTTTATAGAAAGCTATATTAAAACATAAGAGGTAATAAAAATGTTAAGTTCTAATTTAACAGGTTCAGGTATTGTTATTTATTTTGATAATAGAAAAAATTTAATAAAAGAAAAGCCACCAGAAATTATTTATCTTGTTTTGATTGATAATAATGGCAAATATGATTTTACAAAAGGAGTAATTGATTATTTAGAAGACTCATTAGATTGTGCTATTAGAGAAACGAAAGAAGAATCAAGCCTTGAAGTAAACAAAAATTTCGTAATAGAAAATTATACAAAAATTTTTGGTAATGGTTTAAAAATGTATATAGGAAAATATATATTAGACTCTGATGATTTAAATAAACACGTAAAAATAAAGAAAAATAAAGAAACAGGTATTTTAGAACATAAAGGATATTTATGGGATTCTTTCGATAATATAAAGAATAACTTTCCTAATTATTTGTTAGAAGTATTAGAATGGTCAAAAAGTAAAATAGAAAATTAACTTTTTAATATATTTTAATAAGATTTTTATATGAATCAAAACAAAAATTTATTAAAATCTTTAATACTACTAGATAACTTAAATAAGAAATTCTCTTCTAATAGATTAAGAATTGTATCTAGCAAAAGAGTGCATAGATCAAATTTTAACTTTTTTAGGTATGTTTGTTCTGATGTTGAATTTAGAAAGTCGCCATATAGTGAAATATTAATTAACTATTTAAACAAATCAGAAAAATATTATCCTGGAAGTTCTTTCTTTTTGTCTTCTTATATAGTAGAAATGATTTTAAGAAAAAATAATATATTTAATAATATAAAAAAAATATCTAAAACCAAAGAAAATTTGTATAAATATTTTTCTCAAATTTCAACAAAAGATAGTTTTAATTTAATAAAAAACATACTAGAGTTCTCAGGACCAGATGCTACTCTCATTTGCAACCCTTCAGATGCAAATGAAATAATTGTAAAAAAAAATAAAAACCCTCTGTTTAATGTTAGTATTCACAAAGAGTTTGAAAACATATATTTTAACAAGTCAAAGTCAAAAACACAAACGTACCTAATATCTGTGATGGATGTGTATATAGAAAGAGAGTCTGAATTGGTTCCTTTGATTGATAAAGCTAAAGATATAAATGCTCCCTTATTAGTTTTTTGTAGAGGTATATCAAGTAATAGTGTTAAAGCTTTAAAGAACATCATTTTAAGAAATAATATTCATATACTACCATATATTGTTAAATTTGAAAATGAAGACCCATTTAAATTAGAAGATTTATCAAAAGTTTTAAGATGTGACTTAATCAATCTAGAATCAGGAGACGGTATATACAAAAATTCAGTTAATAAATCTTCAACTGGAACATTAAAATTAAGTCGTGATAAAATTGAAATTTTTGATCCAGATACTTCTTTAAGTAATACTATTAACGAAAAACTTAAATCTTGCTTTGACTTAAGTCTTAAAGAATATTTAATTAAAAGAAAATCTAGAATTAATTCAAATGTTATTGAAATATTAATCCCTAATAATAAAATAGAAATGTTATACGAGATTAAATGCTTAATTGTTTGTTATAACAATATTTCTAAATATGGTTTATATAAAATAGAAAACAATATTAATTCTTTTAAGTGTGTTGAAATGGTTAATTTTTTAGGAGATAAACTAATAAAAACTCTTTCTTCAATTGGATATGTAGTTTCACATAAAGAGAATAAAAATATTATATGAATTATACAAAACATTTAGTTGAGTGTCAATGTACACTTTCGTTATTTAAAAACAAGACAAAACCAGTTTATCACAAGATACCAGTTTTTTCTAAAATTGTTAACGAAAGTGTTGAAGAAAAATATATAATGTGTGAAAATTGTAATGTAATTCATTACGTTACAGAAATATGTAAAAGTGAAATTAAATGGGGAAATGAAAATCTTATATCATTAATTAATTTAAAAGAAGATATAAAATTTAACTTGGTTTCAAACAATAATAATCTATTGGTAGATATTCTTGAAAAAAATCAATGCCACATATCAGATTGGGAAATGTCTGAATATCTTATAGAAAACAATCAAAATGGAATAATAATATTAAACAAAAATGAAATTGATAATAATATAGTAATTAACTTAATTGAGTTTGATAAAGGAAAGTTTAAACTTAAGAAAGAAATTACACAAAGGTATTTATAATGTCGTTAAGTTCTAGTAAAGTAGAAGATATTAAATCTATAGAAAAATGTAGAAACATAACTTCAGAAATTATTAATTTTGGAGTTAATGATGGAGAAATTTTAAAAATTATTGAGATTTTATCTTTAGAACTTGAAGATACTGAAATGATGAGAAATATAAATTCTTTGTTTAAAAAAAATGAAAAAGACGAAATAGAAAAACAAAAATTAATTTTATAAGGAGTAAATCTATGTCTGAAGTTACGGAAAACAATATGGACAGTCAAGTTATGGAAAGTAGTGTTATCAATCTTGATTCAATAAGTGATCACTATTCACATTTGAAGCTTTTAGTAGAGAGTATAGAATCTGACGTTATTAAATCTAATAAAGGTAATAAAGCTGCTGGTGTACGTTTAAGAAAGAGTTTGAGACATCTTAAAGGATTTTCAGGAGACTTTGTTAAGTTTACATTAAGTAAGGACTAAGTTTCTTTTAATTTTATCTAAAATACTTTTTTCTATTTGGCATACTCTCATTCTTGTGATACCAAATAGATCACCTATTTCTTGTAATGTAAAATCATCATCATCATCTACCTTGTTTAAAATACAATTATTTTTATCACCATTCATGTTATGCCAATATCTACAATCATCATTTAGACATTCTTTGTTTTTTAACTTGTGAGCATTGTAACATGTTATATTTGAAAATTTATCTTGACTATTACTCATAATTTAGTTAACCTTTCTTAAAAAATTAATATTTAGTATTATAGAAATAAAAGAAAGATTTTATTAGATTATGAGTGAAGTACAAAATAGGAAAATTTTTGTAGTTGATACAAGTGTTTTATTATATGATAAGTTTTCTTTGTTTAATATGAAAGGAAATGACATTATAATTCCTTTAATTGTTTTAGAAGAATTAGACAAATTTAAAACAAGAGAAGGAATATTAGGAGATTTTGCAAGGTTTTTTAATAGGTTTTTAGATGATCTTAGAAAAGAAGGCACTCTTTACAAAGGAATATATCTAAAAGACAAAGACATTAGTATAAAGGTTAGTTCTGAATTTACTTGGGAAGGATTAGATGGCCTAGATAAGAGTCAAAATGATAACAAGATAATAGCTAATGCAAACTATTATAAGTCATTAGATAAAAATAAATCTGTTGTTGTTATTTCAAAAGACATAAACCTTAGGGTGAGGTGCGATTCAGTTGGAATTCATGCAAATGATTATTATGCAGATTATGAGTTTGTACAGAGAGACAACCTTTATCAAGGACACAAGGAAATACTTGTAGACTCAGATTTAATTAACAGAGCATATTCTGGAAATCATTTAAAAATAAAAGAAGATTTAATTGAAAACGGAATAAATTTAAACATTTCAGAAAATGGTTTTCTCATTTTAAAATCAAATAATGGAAATAATCAATCATGTTTGATGATAAGAAAAAAAGACAAAATGGTTATTCTTGAAAGCAAAAAAGAAATTTATAAAAAAACAAATATTGAACCTAAAAATAAGGAACAAGTCTTTGCACTGAATCTTCTTTTGGACGAAGATATTTCTTTAGTTTCTCTTACTGGTGTACCTGGTAGTGGAAAAACTTATTTAGCACTAATGACAGCACTTAAATTTATTGAAAAAGATAGCAAAAAAAGAATTATTTTTACTAGACCTATTCAAACTGTTGGTAAAGATATTGGTTTTTTGCCAGGATCTTTAGAAGAAAAAATGTCTCCTTGGTTGGCTCCAATAGTTGATAATTTTAGAAATCAATTTGGAGATTTAACATATTTTGAAATGATGTTAGAAAAAGGTCAAATTGATGTTGCTCCTCTTTCACATATAAGAGGAAGAAGTTTTAATGATTCTGTTATTATTGTAGACGAAGCTCAAAATGCTACTGTTCATGAATTAAAAACAGTAATTACAAGAACAGGAAAGAATTCTAAAATTATTTTATTAGGTGATATTGAACAAGTTGATTTACCATATATAAATAAATTATCAAATGGGTTAACAATTGTTGCAGAAAAACTAAAAGAAGAAGCACTTACAGGTCATATTAACTTTACTAAAGGATATAGATCTGAATTGGCAAATATTGTTGCAGAAAAACTTTAAAGGAGCTTACAATGCCAGCTAAATTATATGATGCAAATAGACTAAGGAAATCTTATCCTCTGATAAGAGTAAAACCTGTCTATAAACAATATTTAACTAATTTTCAAATTGGAAATCAAGGTGGTATAAATGTTGAAGTTAATACTGTAAATTTTAATAATGAATTTCAAAAAACTTATGATTTCGAAGAAAATTATTCTGAAATTCCTATTATTGCACTTACACCTGAAGAAGAGAATGTTAATGTTTTTATAACTTCTTTAACAAATTCGTCAGTTGTTATCGAAAGTTCAAACGACTTTACAGGAAAAGTTCATATACAAGTATTTAAGAGTTAAAAATGCCATTAAAACATGAAACAGGAAAAATATTAATTAATAACAATGATGAAGTAATTGTTGGTTTAAATAATACTTATAATCAAACGCCAGTAATTAAAATTACTTCTGATTCTAATGTAAATGTTTTCATTAAAGACATAACAAATAATAGTTTTAAAATTTTTAAAAGTGATTCTGGTCAAATAGAAGTTCATTACGTAGTTATAGAAAGGTAATTTATAATGGCAAAAGACTTTTTAAGTAGTCAAATAAAAACAACAAAAATAATAGGCTCAGGTGAAGGGACATTACCAAAATTAACTTTCTATGCAGATTCTGATAGTACTGATAGTATTGGAGGTATTCCTGAAAGTGTTTTACAAAATGTCGGACAAGACACATTTTTATTTGTAAGTGGCTCTATATGCGGTAAGAAAAATAACATTCCAAAGTCTGTTTCAACTTTTGGTGGTGATGTCGTTATTAGTGGTTCTCTGTACGTAGAAAGAATAGATGATAGTTTATGGGAAATAGACCCGTCAGATCCGTTAAGTTTAATTCCTACTAATATTCTAGACACTCAGACTGGTCTCTTTGCATTAGACTTTAATACGTTTGTTGATTCTGATGGTTCTATAATAAACTCTCAATATACTATGACAAATAGACATAATGCTGCTGATAGGTTTTTTGAATTTGACAGTGAAGGTAATGTAATGCCTATAGATGAAGATGCATATAATAATGCATGCCAAATACTAGAATAAAGGAATAAAAGAATGGCTGATGTAGAAAAGTTTACTTATTACGATAGTGGAAGAACCAAAGTAATAAAACCAACTGATAGGATGGTAATTGGTTCTGGTGGATTAGCTTTTGAAGGGTCAACAAATAATGACTTTGAAACAGCGTTTATTGTAACAGACCCGACAGTTGACAGATCAATTGAAATACCTGATGAAGATGGAGAAATTGCGTTACTCCAAAATAGTGCTTTACCTAAAGCTCTCTCTTTTCCTGTAAAAAATCCATCAAGTACAACGGCTTTAACAAAAGGCCAAATAGTGTATATATCTGGTCATAGTGGTAATAAGCCTGAGGTTTCATTAGCGCAGTCAAATTCTGCTTCAACTATGCCTGCTTTTGGTTTCGTCCAAGCAGATATAGCAGCTGAAGCTGAAGGATTTGTTGTCTATAGTGGTCTATTTAAAGGAATTGACACCAATACGAGTTACGCTGAAGGTGACACACTTTACGTTAGTTCTACATCTGCAGGAGATTTTCAAAATACAGCGCCTACTGGAGACAATCTAATCCAGAACATAGGGAAAATTGTAAAATCTCATACTTCTAATGGTGAACTTCTTGTAGGAGGTGCTGGTCGAACAAATGCTACACCTAATCTTGGCGAAGGACACTTCTTTCTAGGTAACACTAACAATCAAAGTGTTGAAAGTGCTTACCAAATGCCACTTTCAGCTGGTACAAATGGTCAAGTTTTAACTTCTAACGGGACTAATGTTGTTTTTCAAGACGCAAGTGGAGGAGGAGGAATCTCTAATGTCGTTGAAGATACAACGCCACAATTAGGCGGAGACTTAGATCCAAATGGATTTGGAATAAGTAACCATTTACTACCTTCTGCTGTTGACACTTACGATTTAGGTAGTGGTACAGCTGAATGGAGGAATTTATATTTAGGTGACTATTCTTCTATATATTTTGGAAATGATATTGAAACTCGAATTAGACATATTCCAGACACAGGATTGGTTTTGT